GCTTTCTGCACCATACATTCAAATACCCCTTTTTGCTTTTTATGGGTATTAAAATGCGTCCATCTCTAAACCAATATCCTTTACCGTTCCAGCATTTCTTTGGCAAGGATTTTACCCTACCTAAATTTGATACTTGATAATCGCCTTCGTACCCTTCAATGTCTTTCCAAATTTCATCCATAATTATTTCATTTAAGAGTGATTAATAAAGGCAGCCTTTAAAGTCGTGCGAAGACTGCCTTTCTGGATAATCGTGTAACATTAACCATTTAAAGATTCAAACAAGTACTGCAAGCACTCAGTAAGTCTTTTTATTGGTATTGCTGCAATAAAACTTTTATTATTAAAAGGAGAGTGTCCTGATTGTGTAGTGCAATGAATAGCAATACACAGCTCATTATCAATGAGCTGTACACACCACGCGAATCTTTCATCTAAATCTTCGCCTAATGAATAAATATTTCCAAATTCTTTCTCTTTCATATTTTTATCTTATTTGTTTATTGCTAACTTTTTATGTGCTAATTCTCTTTTGATAATGCGGTTATCAATTCATTATAATTGGTCAATGTATCAATAGCATCAAGCAGCATCCCTTTTTCTTTCTCTGTTTTAGCGTACACTTGGCGCATATACATTATAGTAGACATCGCATCACATATCGCAGCTTTAAAAGTTATTGTATCGTTGTCTTCACCTCTAAGCCCTGTTATCAACACCTGTGCTTCTTCACTTAAAAATGTAGTTTTCATAGTTATGCTATCTTTATAAGGTTGCACTTCTTGAAACATCTATACTCTTCTTTTTCAGTGTCCCAGTACACTTGCAAATTATCATTCAGTTTTCTGCCTGTACCTTTTACCTCACCGATAAGATTCTCTTTGAGAGTGCCAAAAGCTTGACGTGGCGTGCCATCGGTCTTTTTGAAGTAGAACTCTACTATCTTCACTTTCAAAGCCGCTTTCAGCTTCAAATTAGCCCATGCGCATTTCAACGCTTCACTCATTGAATAACCGTTCTTGCGAACAAAAGACCATGCCATTTGCATTACTTCTTTCATCTGACTTCTAAATTTTGTGCTCATACTCTTATATGTTTTAAATTATACTTTTAGTTATCATTTTGATGTTACAAAGCAAACTATAAGTATTCAATTAGCAAAATAGATATAGTTAATAAACTATAAAAAGAATGCTTTTAGTTGTCTTATTTAGCTAATATGAAAACTTTGAGTAACTTTGCCATAAATAATGAGAGTAAACTAAATATATACATATATGAGATTTAGAATTTTAGAACTATGTAAAGAGGCAGGAATCAATCAAACTGAACTAGCTGAAAAAATAGGCTTGTCACGAGTTGGGCTATCAAAAGCAATTAATGGCAACCCCACTATTGGTACATTGGAAAAAATCGCCGATGCTTTGGGTGTCCCAGTAACTGAACTATTTGAGAAGTCAAACACCGGAGATATAGTAGGCTTTGTAAAAGTAGGTGATACCGTACATGAGGTGAAGTCTGCGGAGGATGTGAAGAATTTAGTTGGAAAATTGTAACAAATTAAATATTAAAGATATGAAATGTCCACATTGTCAGGTAGAAGTAAATGTAGATTTCTCAGAAAAATACATAGGAAAATATGGAAATATTTTTTATAGTCTATTCTATATGAGATGTCCAAATAGTGAATGTGATAAGCCTATTGTACTTTTGGGACAGGCAAACAATGCTAATCAATACCATGACGGTACAATATCTATAAAAGAACAACATTCCTGCAATTTTAAACAACTATTCCCTGTAGGAAGCGGTAGAATGCCTGCTGCTCCTGAAGTTGAATCTAAGTTTGCTGAAGATTATAATGAAGCCTGTTTGGTACTTCCATTTAGCCCCAAAGCAAGTGCAGCCTTAAGTCGTAGATGCTTACAGAATATAATCCGTCTGAAAGAAGGTATTAAAGAACGAAATCTCAAAACGGAGATTGATAAGCTAATAGCAACTAATAAACTCCCATCATACATAAGCGACAACTTGGAAATAATACGTGGTTTTGGGAATATTGCTGCTCATGGAATGGAAGACCAAGCTTCTGGTGAAATATTAGATGTAGAACCTAATGAAGCAGAGTTCTTATTGGACGTTTTGGAGCTTCTTTTTGATTTGTATTTTGTTCAAGCTGCTAAAGCTGCTAAGATGAAAGCTGCATTAAATCAAAAACTGACAAGCGCAGGACAAAAGCCTATACCATAAGTCGCATAGAAGAGGAGCTTGCAGAAATCAAGGAGGAGCAAGCGGCAAAGAATAGCAATGCAGCGTTTCCTAACTCCAAAGTATAATTCATTACTTCATGTTCTTATCGTACTATTGAGCGGAGCTAATTTAGTTCCGCTTTTTTATTGCTAAATTCTATATTATAGAATATATTCTCTGGAAAAATTTTATAATTCAAAATTAATTCATATTTTTGCATCAAACAAAAGAGGTATGAGGATTGTATCACATAAGAAATTGAAAGAGTTCTACGAGACGAAAGGCTATGAAGATTCACGCATAGCCTTAGAACGTTGGTATGATATAGCGGAAAAAGCTGAATGGAAGAACCTATCAGACATTAAAGTGGATTTTCTTTCTGCTGACTATGTAGGCAACCAACACTACGTTTTCAATATCAGAGGCAACAACTATCGGTTGGTTGTCGTTGTTAAGTTTACAATTGGGTACGTCTTCATTCGCTGGGTTGGTACTCATAAAGATTACGATAAGATAGATTGTTCAACCATTTAAGAGATAGAAGTATGAATAAAGTAACGAAAGAACAGTATGAATTTGCTTTGGCGAGAGTGGAGGAACTTCTGCCATTGGTTGATGACAATACGCCTTCAAATGATAAGAATGCGGTGGAGCTTACAGTTATGTCCGATATTGTGATAGCATACGAAAAAGAACATTATCCGATAGAAAAACCGACCGTTGCGGAATTGATAGAGCTATTCCTTGAAGAGAAAGGGATGAGTCAAAAGCAACTTGCTGGTGAGATTGGAATAAGTCCATCGCGTGTGAATGACTATATTTCTGGACGTTCGGAACCGACCCTCAAAATTGCGAGGTTGCTATGTCGAGTGCTGAATATACCTCCAGCCGCGATGTTGGGTTTCTGATAAGATAATAATATTTGTTATGGCGTGGCAATAGTCACGCCTTTTTTATACCATTTTACGACAATCGTTTTATTGTCGTGTATCACCTATCTGATAATTTTTCACCTTCTTTATAAATAACGAAATTTACCGTAGAAATTTATAAATCAAATTCATACGGTATGACAATCTTAGAACAAATCTTAGCAGGGCTACAACAGAAATTCGCTGGGGTGGACACTGCTATTCTTACCCGAATTGCTACTAAGAAGGCAGAGGGTGTAACGGACGAGACAAAGGTAAACTCTATTATTGAGGGTATCAGCTTTTCGGACGTGCTTAATTCCTATGGTGATTTCCGTGCCGGGGATGCTTCCAAGACCGCAGTTTCCAACTACGAGAAGAAGCATAACCTTAAAGACGGTAAGCCAATCGAGACTACCACAACCACCAAAACGGAAGAGAATAAAGACGATGTGCCTGCATGGGCGCAAGCTTTAATTGATTCCAACAAGAGCCTTTCCGACAAGCTAACACAGTTTGAAGCGGAAAAGGCTCAAGCAACACGTAGCCAGCAGATTTTGGCAAAGGCAAAGGAGTATGGTATTCCCGAAAACTACGCCAAACGATGCGCCATTAAGGACGATGAGGACTTGGACGCATACTTCAAGGACTTGAAGCAGGAGTTCGCAAATGACGGCTTCAAAGGCGTAACCCCTCCCGAATCAGCGGAAGCGAAGATTGAGAAAGAATCTGAATCTATCGCCAAGATGATTGATGAGGGAACGAAAACTATTGTTGAACAAAACAAGAATTAATTATGTCAGCAGGATTTAAGTATGACTTGGTTCCGCCCGTTGAGCAAGA